CAGATCCTATTTCATTCTCACTTCCAGCTATGACTTCAACAAGGGCATCTCTTATATTCTTTGCTCCTTTAAATATATCACCTTCTGCTACTTGTTCACCACCAACAGTTGTCTTATTTAAAAAACCATCATAATTTTCATAGAATGGAATAGCCCATTTAATCATCATCAATGCAAATGGTCTTAATACAAGACCTATTGCATCTCCCATAGGTCTAAATATCATTCTCATACCAGTATCCAAAAGTTTAGCACTTGCTTTAAAATGACCCGATGATTCTGTTGATATTTGTAAAATCTTTCCAAGTATTCCAACAGCTGCACCGACTCCTGTTGCCATAATTCCTATTTTAGCAATATTCTTAATATTTGAACTCCCACCAAAAGCAGATTCAAGTCCACCTGATTTTTGTGATCCTTGACCACCACCAAAAACTTTACCTAGTCGAGCCTCTAGTTCTCTTATCTTAGAGTCATCTACTATTAGTTTAAGGGTGTATGATATAGTTTTTTCGCCTCTTCATATCCTATTGGTATAATAGCTTTTAAGTATTTTGATCCTTGCCTATCTACCTTTTCCTTGTCCCAACCAAATAATACCCCACATATTGCGTATAATTGTATTATTCCTTCGTCTATTGAGTCAGAGTTTCTTCCACTTTCTTCAACATTTTCTGAAGAGGTCTGAAATATCTCTCTAAAGGGAACGTGTCCATAAGTACTGTCAAGATTTCAGTCACGACATCCCCATCAAGTTTGTAAATTGCTGTATAATCTGTTGGAAGGAAAGGTGCTTTAACAATAGCCTTTTCCATTATCATTCTTTGATATAATTCTGAATCAAATTCAACTTCAAAAGGGTTTTTAGCCTTGTATGTTTTTTTCTTAATTTCCTGAATATCTCCAAAATATAAATCAGTTTTATACTCTATAATTTCTTCAATACCATTAATTTTAACTTTCATTATTTTAGTTTCTATAGTCATGTTATATGATAATATTTGATATATAAAAACCTTTCTTATGGTGATGTTGCTATATTATTAACTGCTGTGACCAAAAGTGATCTGATTTGCCAAGTGAGATTTTCAAATACAATTTCTCCCGGAGCCACATCTGATGTATGTTCTGATATTCCTACACCAGTACCCAAAAGTGTTATACTTTTTTCAGATGTACTGGTAAGACCGTTTGTAAGTATGATTTCTAATGTTGCGGTTTCTTCTCTTGAAACAACTTTAGCCAATGCACTTTTATCAACTTTTGCTTTTTTGAATGTACCTGTAATATTTAAAATCTTTTTACCACTTGTAGCTGTTGCATTTTTACTTCCAACTCCCCAAATCTGTTCACCTTCCGGTGATATTGTAATTTCAAAGTCCTGAATTTGTGCAATTACAGTTCCGTTTGGAAGTTCCAATGTTGCATGGACAAATGTATATGGAAATTGTAAATCATCTGATGCTACAGTTGAATCTAAAGATGTTCCTATTGCATCTTCTATTGACCATATTAGAGGCATTGTTACTTTTACTGTTTCATTAACTGATGTTCGTAATGTAATACTTGGTGCAATAACTCCTTTTGCATTTCTAACCTCATTTGCTGTTTCCCCTTTAAAACCAAATTCAACATGTGCGGTTTTATAATCTCTTACATCTGTATTATCAAATGCACCAGCTCCTACCCAATCTGGGTCACTAGACCATTTATGTTGATATGGACTTGCACCTGTAGATTCAGGATTAGCAAATATAAAATCAAAAAACCAAGGATTAGATAATACCCATTCTATTGTTGCACCACCTTCTTCCTTACCATAGGCAAACATATTGATTTCAGTGCTATATAATTCCTTAACTGGAATCTGATTATTTGTAAATCGTAAACCTGTAATTTTTTGTTCTAATCCAAAAGACTTGGTCTGTGAGGCTCCACCACCATAAGAAGATTCATATCCATATTGAACATAAGCATTACTTCCGGTTCTAGCCATAGTATTTAACTCTAACTAATCTATTTAAGTATTATCACCATGAATTATAAGTGTTACTAAGGGTTAAATCGCATTACTTCTGCATCTATGGTATATCTCCAAATATTCCTATATTCCTCAAGCATTGGATTTATACCTACTGGTAACATTTGAACATATTGGTTACTTCCTATAAGTGGAACTACATTTGTCTTTAATATGCGAATTACCTCATCAACCATTTGTAAAACACTATCTTCACTAAATCCTGACCATATATCAATACTTATAGACACAGTATGTAACCAATCGTATGTTGGAATACTATTTACCATATATTTAAGACTAAATATTTCAGGATTTTCACCATCTAAACTTATTACAATCTTTCTTTCTTTTGTAGCAAAGTTAACAACCTTGGTTTCCCACTTTTTAGTGAAAATTGGTAATTTCCCACCATTACTAGTCCATTTATCTTTAAATAATATTATAATATCATCCATAAATGAAAGTCCAGCACTACCTGTCAATACTTAGCCTTTCCCCCTTTTGCTGTGTTTTTACTGATAAATCTAGCCACTTTTCTTATTTTATTTACAACCTTTTTAAGTTTACTCATTAATTTTGTAAATTTGCTTCTCTTTTTACGGTTTGTTCTTGGTGAATGTACCCCATGTTGTTTGACTAGTCTAAGTATTGATCTTTTCCAAAATCTTTTTGGTTTAATACCATCTCTTTGTATTTTTCTTAAAATCTTCCAAGTTACACCTTCTACCTCTTCATCTGGAACATTTAGTTTTATTCTAACCCAATCAGAAAGGGCATCAAAATTTATAAATTGTCCCGGTGGTAATCCAAACTCTACAGGGTATGCGTATGGGCTGTTTGTTTCAACAGAAACATCACTTCCTATTATTACCAATGCAAGTGAATTTGAAAGATCTTCTGTAAAGTTTATATCTTCACCCTGCAATATTCCCTTTACATTTTGTATAAATTGAACTGCCACATCTTTCTTTAAACGTAACATTTCATAATTATTATCACTTAATACATATATTGGTGGTATTGTAATATTGGAAGACATTTACCACACCGATATTATTTCACTATGATCTCTTAATATCTCATCAATTTGATCTTGCCATTTATCCATTATTTTCTGTTTATCAATATTACCTTCCCCACCATAGGCTATTTGTGACATTTGGAAATCAGTACCTAATACATCAAGTGCTGTCATTAATTTACAGGCTTTTTTAATGTCCCTTGGTACTAGTGCGGTTTTTGATGATTTATACTCAAGATTTCCCCCATATCTATATGTAATTCTAAATCTACTTGATTGTAATATTGAAAATAGATAACCTCTAAGATAGGTAATACCTAATGTGGTTTCAAAATATGCCAAACCTGAATTTCCATCAACAATATCTTGATCAACCCATTTAGCACCATCCCAAACTTCTACCTTATCACCTGCAACTGCACTAAATTCTCTAATATTTCTATGTCTTAGATATAATGGCATACCTCTTCCCCAATCATATAATTTTTGAACATGGAATACTTCTCTGCATTGTTTATTTCCAAGCCAACTATGACCTGTCCTTACATCTATACGATCCTCATTATCCATAATAAATTCTTTAATCATACTTTTACTTGGATCACTATTTGCATTTATTGTAATTCTAAGCCAATCTGCGAGATCCTTTGGTTGTGTATATTCCGGCTCTCTTATTACTTCAAATTCTGTTGTAACTGATGTTGTTCCATCTGAAACTATAATATCAAAAACTCCCAAAATATCATTTGGAATCTCAAATGTGGCACTAAAAACACCACTTCCATTAGTTGTAATAGAACTAGGAACTGTGACTAATGTAACAGCATCCCATGTTATTGTTATAGCAGTTGAGTTTGCAAAGCCTGTTCCCGCAATAGTTGTGGTTTCCCCATAATTATTAGAATTGGGAGTAATTGTTATAACTGCTACCATAACACTTATAAAAAGGTAAAGTATTTAAATTAGTCGTAAATCAGGTTGAATGAACCAGTAGTACCACTTGCTACTTTAACATATAATGCAGTTTTAAATCCTAAATGTAAATCAGTGTGTGTTACTGATGTTAAAGCTGCATTTATTGTATATAATATATTACCTGTAACTGTACCTTGTCGTAATTCCCAAATTCTATCTCCACTCAATGATAAAGTACAACCGACAATCTTACCGGATCTACCTACATATTCAGCTGCGGTAGTAACTAATTTATTGGCATGTTTAGTCATATATAGATAAATAAAAACAGTAGTTTATAAGTATTACTAAATACCACGAATTATTACTCTAAAGGTTTTACTATTTGTCAAACTGTTTTCACTTGATAATTCAGTACCATCAGTATGCCAAATTTTGATTTTTCCTGTTGCAGCTGCATTTCCAGTAGCAGGTATAAAAGAACAAACCCTGCCTATAGTAGATTGTATGATTTCACATGAGTAAACTCGTGAAAACCCTCTGACCACACTAAAATCAACGGTAATTCCACCAGTAACATAATTATCACCAGCACCAACTGTAATATCAACAACTGCTTCTCGTTCTCTACTTGCAACATTTTGTTTTACCATTAAAGTTCTGTCATCAACCAAATGTGTAAAGGTTGAGTTTATCACAGCTGTTATTGCCATATATTATCATTAAAATAGTGGTATATAAGTATTATTAAAGTCCACGAATAAATAATCTCAGTGTCTTACTTGTAATTGCACTATTATTGTCTGCAAGTTCGTTACCATCAGTTCCCCAAAATTTGAGTTTTCCACTTGCAGCTGCATTTCCAGCTGCGGGAATAAATGAACAAACCAATCCAACTGAATTATGAAGAACCTTACAAAGATATACTTTTGAGAAATTATCAATTCCACTAAAGTCAATAGTTACACCACCAGTATCATAAGTATCATTAGCAGTAAAAGTAATATCAACAACTGCACCACGTTCTCTACTTGGAACTGAATTGACTGACCTTAATCTATTATCTCTTCCGCTTAAGTGTGTATATGTACTATTTGCAACTATTTCCCCGCCAATAATTATTAATACGTTATATGTAATACTATCTGTAGCTGCACCTGCATCAGTAGCTACTATTGTAATAACATCATCATGCCCTGCGGGAACAGTAATTGTAGCTGTAAATGCACCAACACTTGAAGATGTAACTGGTGCTTCTGACGGAACGATAGCAACTGAATTAAATGTATATGATACAAGACTGGAAGCACTAAATCCTGAACCTGTAATAATTGTAGTATCTCCTACTGAACCACTTGCATCACTTATCGTAATTAGTGCAATAACTAATAATGTATCACTGTCAGTATTTACAGCTGCATCATTAGCTACAAATGTTTCAACACCATTTGGTGCAGCTGGGATTGTTAAAGTTCCACTCCAACCACCTGTACCATCAGTTGTAATTGGTGATTCTGCTAAAGTAACTACAACTGCATTAAATGTAAAGTTCATTAAACTAGTTCCGGCATATCCTGTACCTGTAACTACACTAGTGGCTCCTACTACTCCACTTGCTTCCGTAAGTATAACTTGTGCATCTATAATAATAGTATCTTGATCTGTATTAGTTGTTACATCTGTTGCATCAACTGTGGCAGAACCATTTACTGATGCTGGAACTACAAATGTAGCAACAAATCCACCTGTTGCATCTGAAGTAACTGGATCTTCAACAACTGTCATAGCACCGGATTTCCATAAGAAAGTAATTGCTTCTACTGTTGCAAATCCTGTACCTGTTAAGTTAATTGTACTACCAACAACTGCATTTGCTTCTGTAATAACCAAATTAGTAATAACTGTAAAATTTTCTACATCTGTATTTAATGTAACGTCTGTTGCTGTAACAACCCTAATACCTTGAACACTTGCGGGAACCAAGAATGTGCCTGAAAATTCACCTGTACCATCAGTTGTAATTGGTGCTACTGGTATTAAAGCATCACCGTTAAAAAGTAAAGTAATTGCTTCTGCATTGGCAAAACCTGTACCAGCAATAGTAATAGTAGCACCTACTACATCAGTCGCAGGGGTTAAAGTAATTGCAGCTACCATGATTATAAGTATTTTTTATTGGTATATAAGTATTATTGATTCTAAAACCCTACCCCAAATAGTTGAGAAAAAACAAAAAAATGAAAAAAAGGGATTAAATTTAGATTCCTGATGCTATATCTCTAATCTTAGCGTGTGCTTTGAAGTTGGTACAACCAGTTTCAGCTAGCATATTATACATAGCTCTGTCTGTAAAGGCTTCGTTGATGAAAGGATAGCCTTGTTGTCTTTTACCTGCTTCGTAATAAACGATTGGTTTGAGTGTTTGAATACCCAATAATGGTTTATTTGGATTGTTTTTATCCGCACTGGTGTTTAAGATGAACAAGTCATCTACTGAACCTTCTGCTGATTGGGTGGTATCCTTTGAAGGAATGAATGGTAAGCCATATATCGTAGATATATGCAAACCTGCACCTGTACCAGTGAATGATTCTACACCATTGACACTAACACTAAATTCTGTTCTAAGGTCAGCAGTATTTTGGATTCTGTAAGCGTTCATGTAAATTGATTGAACTTCACTATAAGTGTCCTGTCCACCAATCATTACAGTTGGCTCTTTACCAGCTGCAATTCTCACGTTTGCTAAAGCACTTCTAAGAACAGAGTCAGTTAATACATCTGCTGTTCCGATAGTACCGCTTGGTGAGGTTACATGAGAGTCCCATGTACCTGCGGAATTTTGTCTATTGACACCATTACTGTTGGCTAATCTCCACGGATCGTAAAGAGTAGCTACAGTTGCGTGTCCCTCAAAATTCCACTCTGCATAAGATGATACAATTCTATCCAATGATTCTAGATCAAGTCTTTGCAAAGTATCTGTTGCAGTAACGTCACTAGGGATTGCTGTTAACATTTGATTAACAATTTCCTTAAATTGGTCACTTGCATAGACTCTTTGTTGAGCCAATGATCCAAAGTTATCATCTCTGGAATTGTCCACTAATTGTTCCAAAACTTCTGATGCTTCGAATACATATTGTAATGTCTTTGGTTTAAGTGTGATTTCTTGAACAGTTGGTTTTACCGCAGTTGCAATTAATCCACCTTCAACAGTACCACCTTTGGTAGAGTTATTACTTGAACCTGCATCAGCAAATGTTCCGGCTTTTGCGTTGTATATACGGAAACCTGAAAAGTCCCATACATATTTTGGCAAAGCTGCGAAAATGTTTGCTTCAAGGTTAAAGTTAGCCCAAGCCATAGCTCCGAATAGTGGGTTATAGTTACCACCTGCACCCGGATCGGTTGTACTAAAACCTGCTTTCATAATCTCATCAGGACTTACATTGTAAGTATAATTGATGAGTTGATCAATGCTTCTTAGACCTAAGTAATTAGACATATTAATAACCACCTGAAGACATGCCGTTACCGAACTCGCCTTCACCTAATTTTTGATATGCTATTTCCATAGATTTTTCTGCACTTGATGTTTGTCCATTCCAACCACCAGTAATAGCCTTTAGCACTTGATATGCTGTTGGATATACTTTTTGGCTGACAACGTTTGCAGGTCTTACAGACTTTACAAAGACGTATTCGCTAGAAACAGATTTTTTAACATCTTCATCTTTCTTGTCATCGTCATCTTTCTCTACCTCTTCCTCTTTTTTATCATCGTCATCTTCCATTTTGTTTTCCATTTTTAATCCCGATTTGTCGGAACCACTGGATTCATTGTCAGCTGCGATAATAGATGCTTGTGCATCAGATGGTTTTGGTGCGAGTTTATTTTCAATAGTTACTGGATCGCCAACATCGTCTTTGTCTTCCTTTTTAGGTTGACTTTGAGTTTCGACTCCGCTATCTACTGGATTAGCATTACTCTCTTTAATTAAGGTAGCAAGATCATCAAATCGTTTTTCAAATTTGTCAATTCTTACTTCTTGATTTTTCAAGAGTTCTGCGACTAGACCTTCTAATGAAGAATCTGATTTCTGAATTACAGAAGATTTCTCTTCTGTTTTGATTTCGTCAGTCATGTTATTAAAATTGTTTCTCGACTAGATATATAAAGTTAATTTATAAAATTAATAACATTTATATTACTAGTATTTTTGTAGTAATGATTCTAATTCTTTGTAGGATTTAGATTTTTCAACTGGTGTTTCAGATGGTGTTTCAGATGATATTTCAACTGGTTTTGCTTTTGTTTCTTCTTTCTTTAGTTTTTCCTCTTCCTCATATCCCGCAATAATTGTGTCAACATCTGATTCTGTACGATTAGGATCTTCCTCTCTCAATTTGGTTTGCCAATGATCACGGGTATGACCTTTGATTGGTTTATTAAATGGCATATATTGTTTTATAATATCATCTAATTGTTTTTTAACTGAACTGATTTGTGATAACACATCGTTTATTTCCTTTGGACTACTAGCAGTTTGACTTATACCACTAGCCCTAGTTGTGGCAGATTGTCCTACAAGACTAGTTGAACTTAGTTTTTCAACATCTGTTATTTTTTCTTTTGCTTTATCTTCTACACTTTCAGGTGTACTAGGAATATGATCTTTTTCTATATCAGCAGTTGATTCTTTCTTTGAATCGTCATTATCAACATCTACATCATCATCCATATCAGTTCCTTTTTCAAATTTACAGGCGATACTTGTGCATTGTATAATATCTCTACCCTGTATATTATGAACCATTCCTTCACTTAGGTTATTGTTCTTGGCAAACATATTTACATTCTCAATAATTGCGAAACTATTTGCAGGTGATTTACATACTGCTATCTCATATAACTCTAATTTTCTTAATTCTAATGCCATTCTACCGTTTTTCTCTATTGGCTCTCTTTCTTTACTTGCTCCACCCATAGATAATCCTGAATATTCACCGCTTTGGATTTTCTTCCAAACTCTATCATATAATTCAAATGTGTCTGATTTGTATATTTCAGCAGTTATCATTACACTTGCAACTCCCCCAATTTCTGATTTTTCATAATCTAAAACCCTTCCAACCATTCTATTTGTATGTTCATCAGAAATAACAGGGTTTACCTTCATAAAAGCATCCATAATACCCATAACTTCCTTTACAAAAATGAACTCTTGTTGTCTATCTATAATTTCAGCAGTAATATGTCCTTTGAAAATTCTACGATCATCATCTCTTTCTATTTTAATACCTTTGGTAACAAATTGTGTAAATTCGACAAATTCTGTCATATATAAACTTTAAGGTTTAAGTATATAAAAATGACGGTATGGACAGGTTTATTTGTCCATACTTGATAAGCCTTGGTCAGTTGCGAATCCTTGTGTTATAAATACAAACAACAAGGCTACAATTCCAACTTCGGCTAATTGTTCTTGAAGACTATTAACTACTAACATTGATACGGATGTAGCACCCATTGTACCAATAATTAGTGAACTAAACAGTCTTCCAAATTTGAATGATTCCCCTTCCGGTCTGTTTCCGTATCCCTTTGCGATACTTAAACCAACACCAAATATAACAGCTATGATAGCTATTAATGGGAGTAGTTCATTAACCATAAAAATATTGTATAGAAACCGTTATATAAAGGTATAGTTACCTTTAGTCATGGACTTTTATGTATATGATAATATAATGACATTTAATAAAAGAGTTCCTTATAGTGGTGCTGTTAATACTAGATTGGAAGTTAATAATATTGAAATACCTGAAAACGGATCATTTTGGTTTTGGACAGATATGTTGCATGAACGAGATAATGTTAATACACAGAAAAGATATGTTCATATTCATCTCGGTGTTGGTACTACAAATTTAGTTAAATTTAAAAAACCTTCATTTAAAGTTACAAGAAGTGGTATTATTTATAACCCAAAAACAAGACGGGTAGAAGTTAAAAATTCAATAATACCTTGGAAGAAACCAT